AGGCGTTTACAGGTAGATGAATTTACAGAGGAACCTAGACTTGTTTTCTTTAATACTTGCACAAACATCACGGCCCAACTTCCCGCCATACCGCTGGACAAGAAAAACCCAGAAGATATCGACACTAATTCGGAAGATCACTTGTATGATGCATTAAGATATGGTATAATGTCTAGACCAAGATTTAGTATATTTGACTACGATCCAACAGCTAGGCACAGTACAACAAAGCATGTTGCAGATGCGACTTTTGGTTATTAAGGAAAAAACACATGGCTGAACAAGAAGACGAAATTACTATGGATGAAGATGCAATCGCATTGGAAGATACAGAAGATTCTGTAATTGAAGATGCTTCTGTTTCAGGTATTATTCCTTTTATTCTAGAAAAATATAATCGCGCTGAAGATTATAGATATCAGGATGAAGAACGATGGCTAAAGGCATATCGTAATTATCGTGGTCTGTATGGTCCTGACGTGCAGTTCACTGAAACAGAAAAGTCGCGTGTTTTTATTAAAGTTACAAAAACCAAAACGCTGGCAGCATATGGTCAAATTGTAGATGTATTATTTGCTAATAATAAATTTCCTTTGTCTGTTGATCCTACAGAATTGCCAGAAGGTGTTGTTGATAATGTACACTTTGATCCTAATTCACCTCCAGATCAACAAACAGGAGAAGAACTTACAAACCCCTATGGATTTGCTGGTGATGGGCAAGATTTACCACCGGGGGCAACTTACAAATCTCTCTTAGATAAAACAGGACCACTAAAAGAAGTACTGGAGCCTGTTGAAGATAAATTAAAGGAAGGTCCGGGAAAAACTCCAACATCCATTACTTTTAGTCCAGCTATGATTGCTGCTAAGAAAATGGAAAAGAAAATACACGACCAGTTGCAGGAATCTAGTGCAAATAAGTATCTTCGTAGCACTGCATTTGAAATGGCGTTATTTGGTACTGGCGTAATGAAAGGTCCGTTTGCCGTAGACAAGGAGTATCCTAATTGGGATGAAAGTGGTGAGTATGATCCTATATACAAAACTGTTCCACAAATATCTCACGTTTCTGTTTGGAATTTTTATCCAGACCCAGATGCTAATAATATGGATGAAGCGCAGTTTGTAATTGAGCGGCATAAAATGTCACGTACACAACTTCGTGCATTGAAGAAACGTCCGTACTTCCGTGGTAGCGTAATTGATGAAGTTATTCGTATGGGAGAAAATTACAATAAGAAGTATTGGGAAGATGATCTCGAAGACTATGCGCCAGAACATGGAATTGATCGTTTTGAAGTTCTTGAATATTGGGGTACTGTAGACATAAGTATTCTAGAAGAACAAGACATAGATGTTCCAAGTGAACTAAAAGATTTTGATGAACTACAGGCCAATGTTTGGATTTGTAACAATAAACTTATTCGTATGGTTTTAAATCCATTTAAACCTTCTCGTATTCCTTACATGGCAGCACCATACGAACTGAATCCATATTCATTCTTTGGTATTGGTATTGCAGAAAATATGGATGATACGCAGACACTAATGAATGGCTTTATGCGTATGGCTGTGGATAATGCTGTGTTGTCAGGAAATCTACTTGTAGAAGTGGATGAAACTAATCTTGTGCCGGGACAAGACTTGTCACTGTATCCGGGCAAGGTATTCCGTAGGCAAGGCGGCGCACCGGGTCAGGCTATCTTTGGTACAAAATATCCGAATGTATCACAAGAAAACATGATGATGTTTGACAAGGCTCGTGTGCTTGCAGATGAAAGCACAGGCTTTCCTTCATTTGCACACGGACAGACAGGTGTGTCTGGCGTAGGTCGTACAGCAAGTGGCATTTCTATGTTAATGAATGCGGCTGCTGGTGGAACTAAAAATGTAATTAAAAATGTAGATGATTATCTTCTTCGTCCTTTAGGCGAAGGATTTTTTCGTTTTAACATGCAGTTTGATTTTGACCCAGAGATACGTGGTGATCTCGAAGTTAAAGCACGTGGCACTGAAAGTCTTATGGCTAATGAAGTTCGCAGTCAAAGACTCATGCAATTCTTGCAAGTTGCAAGCAATCCAGCATTGGCACCATTTGCAAAGTTTCCTTATATTGTTAGGGAAATTGCAAAATCACTCGACTTGGACCCCGACAAAGTAACTAATAATATGGATGAAGCCGCAATACAGGCAGAGATTATGAAAGGCATGCAAGCACAGGCACAACCACCGGGTGCGCCAGCAGGTGCTGATGCCATGGATACATCTGGTGCAGGTGGCGGTACAATAGGTACAGGACAGGCTCCTGTGCCGGGTGAACAAGGATTTAGTGGAAATGGACAAGCAGCAGATACTCAGCCGCCTCAAGCCGCTGGTGGGCAACAACCGCCAATGGGAGGCGTTCAATAATTACTTAGATGATACGATTAATCAGCATCATAAAGTAATGGAACAATCATTAGATACAATAACTTTACACAGGCAACAGGGTGCTATTGCGGCACTTCGTAAATTAAAACAGCTAAGAGAAGAAATTAACAGTGGATGATAATACTTTAGTAGAAGGATATCTTAATATCCTAAAAACAGAAGAAGGCACTGGATATCATAGTGATATGGCTGGTAAAACTACTAGACCATATGGTGTGCTACATACTATGGGTTTAGATCCCAATAATTATTCTGACGATCCAACAGGTAGATCTTTAGCAAAAGATGTTGTAAAAAAACATCTCGAAGCCCTAAGAAAACAAAAAATTGATTTTGATAATATGCCTACTTCTATGAAGTTAGTTGCTTTAGATACGCACTACAATCTTGGAACATTTAATAGTACGCCTAGTTTTAAAAAGGCTTTACAAAATAAAGACTATAAAAAAGCATTATATGAAACTTTAGATGTTATTACAACATATGATCCAAGTACTAAGAAAAACGCAATATCTTCTGGACATGCTGGTAGACGTGCAAGATTTTATAATTATGCGGCTCAAGATTTAGATCTTCCTTTGATAACGGAAGTTAAAGCAGATAAAAAAAGACCTGTAGTCACGTATACTACTGAAGATGGTGATCTTGCTAGAAAAGTAGTATTTAAACAATCAAAGTATCACACAATGAGTAAACCCGGTATTAGGGATATGACTAAAGAAGCTGGCATTATTTTTAGACCAGATATTGAAGATACATCAGGATTTCAACCTTTTAAAAAAGAAGATCAGTTTATTGATCAAAAATCACCTATTGAAGATACTGGAATAATAAATAATGTTGATGATACTTTAAAAAGAGAATCAAACGAACAAGTAACCGAAGATAGCATTTTGGATAAAGCTAAAAAAAGTGTTTCCGATTTGTTTGAACCGAGAAAAAGAATTGTTCAATCTGGTGATACTTTAATAAATATTGCTAAAGACGAAGGTTTAACATTTTCTGAATTACTGAGTATGAATCCAGAGTTAGCATCTGATCCTGATGATATTAAAGTCGATCAGTCAATAAATGTTAGTAAAGCTGGTTTATTTGGTAAAGGTATGACATTAGGTGAAACTAATATAGGGTTTAATAAAGGCGGGAGTGTAACAATGGCTCAACAAATGGATATGTTTGAGGAAGGCGGTTTGCTACAGGAAGGTGGTACAGTTGATCCTGTATCTGGGAATGATGTTCCTGTAGGATCACTACAAGAAGAAGTACGTGACGATATTCCGGCACAACTTAGTGAAGGTGAGTTTGTTATGCCTGCTGATGTGGTACGATATCACGGTTTAGATAAAATGATGGCATTACGAGATGAAGCAAAAGCAGGTCTTTCTCGTATGGAAGCGATGGGTCAAATGGGTAATGCTGAAGAGGCTACTATTCCAGATGGTATTCCATTTGGCATGGAAGACCTAGAACTCGAAGAAGAAGAAGGTTCACTCGAAATGCAAGTAGGTGGTTACGTTCCGTATTCGCCATATTCGATGGAAGCTGCGCCCACAACTCCATACAAAGGTGTGCAGCCAACATTTGAGCAACTAATGCCAACTACTAGCGGACAGTATTCTGAAATTAAAACTTTTGTCAATGATGCTGGTATGATACTGAACATTCCATTTATTGGGGGAAAACCAATCTATCCTATACCTCCCGGTTATAGATTAAAACAGGCTGGACCTGCAGCACCTGAAATGCCTTCTGCACCAACAGTACAAACACGTGCGCCAGAAGTAAAGCCAGAAGGAAGAGAAGAGCGGGACGATACAGCAGACAGATATGATGCTATTAGACAAACTAAAGAACTATTGGGTGTTACAGGAACTGAAGGGTTTGACATAACTAATCTAATTCCCGGTGTAGGTTTTATTTCAGGGTTGCTGGGTAAAGAATCACCAAAAATCGGTGGCAGAACACAGCAGATGGGGCCACCAACAGAAAAGGTTTATCGTGCTAGACAAAGAGCCGCAACAAATCTAGGCATTGAAATTACAGGAAATGTAGGTTTTAATAAAGGTGATGTTGATCCAGCTTCTGGTGGTGTATTTAATCGTTATGGTATTTCTACTAATCCAGAAACTGGAGATGCTATTGGAACAGGTTCTGACGCAAGTTATGCTACCTTTACCGATTTTACAAATGTAATATCTGCTGGAAACAAAGCGGGTTGGAGAGGTGGTTTTATTGGAACTCAAGATAGTTCTGCGTATAAAGCACTAAATGAAACACAACGCCAAAAATACGATGACTTCCTTGGCTATCTTGAAGCTGAAACAAATGCAGATAAACCTCTTACAGAGTTACCTTTGCCTAAACCAGAAGTTCCAACAACAGAAACAGAAATGTTATTGGATCAGCCAGCAGCAGTAGAAACAAGGCGTCCAGATATGCTTGATACACAGCCTGCATATCCGCAACCTCTATATGACGCTGAAGTTCGTAGGGTTCCTCTTGAAGAATTGTATCCAGATATGAAACAACCTGAAGATAGGGATTTTATAGATTTTCCATCTGAGGCAAAGCCTGAACCAGATATTGGGTTTGCAGACACATGGATGGATGAAAGTTATAGTCCGACACCTACAGATAAATATGCTAGAGAAGCTGCACGTGAAACTGGAATAGATCCTCTAGGACTTATGCGACCAAAAGAAGATGAATCTTTTGCTAAAGCACAGGAAGCTGCTGGACGTAGGCGTGAAGAAATTATTGCTAGGGCAGATGCTAGAGAGCAAGAGATTGCCAGAAGAGAAGCAGAATTTGCGAAAAGACAGGCAGATGAGGCTGCAATTGCAAGACAAGAACAAATAGAAAAAGAAAGAGCAGCTGCTGAAGAGAGAGAACAAAGAGCCGCTGTACGTAAAGCAGCCGAAGAAAAAGCTGCGGCAGAAAGAAAGCAAAGAGAAAGAGAAAATCTAGCTGCAACTGCTGAAGCAGATAAAGATAGAACTAGCACAGCTAACAAACATGGATTTTCAGATGATAGAGTTCGTGATGACCAAGGAACAGCTACAGGCGTAGATAAAGATGGTCGTATTTCTTACGATAAAGATCACGATTGGTCAAAACCAACTCAAACTAAAGTTAAAGAAGAAAAAGGTGACGGCGGCGGCGGTGGAGGCGGCAAGATTGTCTGCACAGAAATGTATCGCCAAACACAACTTGATGATTGGGCAAAGGCTATAAAAATTTGGGATGTTTACCAGAAAAAACACTTGACACCATATCATGAAAAAGGTTATCATTGGTTATTCAAACCATATGTTCAAGGTATGAAAAACAGTAATCTTCTAACAAAATTTGGTGCATACTTAGCGAAACAAAGGACGCAACACTTACGTCATGTTTTGACTAAAGGACGTGCTAAAGACAGCATAGTTGGAAATATTTGGTGTAAAATTATTCATCCAATTGTGTATTTGGCAGGAAGAATTAAGTAGTTAAACGGAGAATTATTATAATGGCTAAACAACCAACACTTGCAGATTATCAAAAAACAGTACAACAGCGTTTCGATAATTTGAACGAAGAGGATAGAATGCTTCTTCAGGATCTTATTGGAACGCCTACTATTCGTGCTATAGGAAGGGTTCTTGGTAGTGAAATATTGTCATACATTGATATTGAATCACCTAGAACCTCTCGTAGACGTGGTTTAGCAGCACGTTAAATTGCTAAATTAACTGGCTTACCCATCCCCCGACATGGCTACGGTGGCCCCAGATTAGGAGAAAAGTAAATGGCAGAAGCCGCAGAAATTATGGCTGAAGAAATGCAGTCACCAAAGAAAGTTGCGTTTGCAAATCGTAAATACACTAATGAAGAAAAACGCAAAATGGAAGAAGAAGAACTTGAACAACTTCTAAAAGAACAACGTGGAGAAGTTGAAGAGGAACAAGAACCTAAAGAAGCTGAGCCTACTAACGCTGAAGAAAAAACATTTAAGAAGCGTTACGGTGACTTGCGTAGACATATGCAAGATAAAGAAAAAGAGTTTCAAGATCAAATTAACGAACTAAAATCACAGCTAGATAGTGCAACTCGTAAAGAGATTAAATTGCCTAAATCAGATGATGATCTAGAATCGTGGGCTTCTGCATATCCTGATGTAGCAGCTATTGTTGAAACTATTGCTATCAAGAAAGCTAAAGAACAAGCAGAAGCATTAGAAGAACGGATGAAAGCCGTTGATGAAATGCAGTATACTGCTAAAAAAGAAAAAGCTGAAGCAGAACTTTTGAGATTGCATCCTGACTTTGACGAAATTCGTGATAGTGATGAATTTCATGATTGGGCAGTAGACCAACCTAAATGGGTACAGGATGCATTGTATGAAAATGACAACGATGCACGTTCTGCTGCACGAGCAATTGATTTATATAAAGCTGACATGGGAATTACTACGAAGAAAAGTAGTAGTACTAAAGATGCAGCTAAATCTGTGTCTACAAAGAATAGTAGAAGTAAACCGCAGGATAATGAGTCTTCTACTTATCTGAAAGAGTCACAAGTTCAAAAGATGTCGCCGCAAGAATATGAAGCGAAATCTGACGAAATCATGGAAGCTATCCGTAGTGGAAAGTTTATCTATGATGTATCTGGTTCAGCCAGATAAAAAAAGTGTTGACAAATAGTTATTTTTTCGTATAACTATAGTCAATAATAGTGTAGGTGGGTTAGCTACTTGCCTACACTAATCAGCAAACACAACCTATGTCTTACGGATTACCTGACGAACATGGCCCGTTGACTATCTGGTAGGCCAACTAGATAAGATACGCACCCATAGTGAATCAGCCTCTGATTAGTCTGGTGAGTTTGTATCTGTTTAAATGCCAATAATAGGAGAAATATCATGGCTTTTACTACCGCAGCCGGGTATGGTAATCTTCCTAACGGTAATTTTTCACCAGTCATTTACTCCAAACAGGTGCAACTTGCTTTCCGCAAGGCCGCTGTTTGTGAGGCAATCACTAACTCCGATTACTTCGGTGAGATTGCAGCAATGGGTGATTCCGTTAAGATTATCAAGGAACCCGAAATCACAGTTAAGGCTTACGCACGTGGTACAACCATCACGCCGCAAGACCTTGACGATGAAGACTTCAGCCTGACAATTGACAAAGCTAACTACTTTGCATTTAAGGTTGACGACATTGAAGAGGCACACTCACACGTAAACTTCCAGTCATTGGCAAGTGACCGTGCTGCGTATCGCCTTGCTGACCAGTTTGACCAAGATGTTCTTGGCTACCTTGCTGGTTTTACACAGTCTGCTCTTCATGGTGCGCCAGACACTGTTAACACCACTGTTAACGGCACAAAGGCTGTCGCAACTGCTGGTTCAGACGAACTGCTTTCAAGCATGAAGCTGGACGCATCTGACTTTAACAACGGTACTCCGGGTGAAGCAATTGCTATCCTGCCACGTACTGGTGCTGGTGCTGCTCCAACTAATGCTGGTGACGCAAACCCACTTCAAATTATTGCTCGTATGGCTCGTAAGCTGGACCAGCAAAATGTGGATTCGCAGGGTCGCTGGCTCGTTCTTGACCCAGTATTCATTGAAGTCCTGAAAGACGAAGACTCTCGTCTGTTCAATGCTGACTTCGGTGGTTCTGGTCTGCAGAACGGTGTTGTAAGCAACAACATTCACGGATTTACCGTGTACACTTCAAACAATCTTCCTTCAGTTGGTACTGGTTCGTCCTTCGCTGGCACGAACTCTGCAGTCAACTACGGTGTGATTGTTGCTGGTCATTCTTCTGCTGTTGCAACTGCAGAGCAGATTAATAAGACCGAAACCTACCGTGACCCTGACAGCTTCGCTGACATCGTTCGTGGTATGCATCTGTATGGCCGCAAGATTCTTCGTCCTGAAGCACTTGTGAATGCCAAGTACCATTTGGCTTAAGGGAGGACTGAATAATGGCTACAATTACTTCAAATCTCGCTTCTGCTCGTGGTAACACACAGCGTGGACGTAACGTCTACTTGGTACAGAATGAACTTGACTTCGCTGTTACTACTGTAGACCCATCTGCTGCTGACGTTGTGCAGATGATGACTATTCCTGCTGGCACTGCAGTTCTTGCTGCTGGCGTGGAAGTCATGACTGCCGTTGCTGGTGCAGGTTCTGACTGTACTATTGACCTTGGTTTCAGCACCATTGATGCTGATGGCTGGGTTGATGGCTTTGACCTTGACGCTGCTTCTGCTGGTGACTATGCATCTCAAGCTGCATCTGTTGCTACAGAGTTCAAAGGTCTTCCTGCAGTTTTGACCGCTGACGACACTCTTGACCTGACCTTTGCTGGTACCGATGGTGGTATTGCATCAGGTAAGGTTCGTGTCTTTGCACTTTGCATGGACATCAGCGACACTGGTGACATGGCTGCTGACGAAGTAGACCGCGACACACTCGCCTAAATAAAGTATTGGGGCAGCTTTCGGGTTGCCCCTTTACAATCTATAATATTTAATAAAGGACGCACAAATCATGGCAATCACAACTGCAATGTGTAACAGCTTTAAACAAGAACTTCTTGGCGGTGTCCATGATTTGGATACAGATTCCTTGAAACTTGCTTTAATTAAAGCTACACCAACTGGCACATATAATGCCAGTACAACTAATTATTCTGACGTAACTGGTAACTCTGATGAAGCATCTGGTACTGGTTATTCCGCTGGCGGTCAGGTACTTGATGGCGCAACTATTTCGCTTGATGGTTCTACCGCTATTGTTGATTTTACAGATGAAGTATTTGCTGATGTAACTATTTCTGCTGATGGTTGTATTATTTACAACGCTGGGCAAGCTAACAAAGCAATTGCTGTTATTGACTTTGGTGGCACAGTAAGTGCTACTGCTGGTGACTTGACTATTGAATTTCCTACTGCTGACGCAAGTAACGCTGTAATTCGTATTGCGTAAGGAGTAGCAGATGGCTGTTACCGTAAATGCTGCTGTTTACGGAGTAGGTGTCTACGGAACAGCTAGATATGGTAAGGTTATTGTAAGTAACCTTGACCAAGCTACCGCCACAGGTGCTGTTAATACTGTACAGGTAAATGTAACAGAAGTATTAAACAGTATAACGGCTACAGGCACAATTGCAAATGTAGTTGCTGGTGGTTTTGAAGTTGACATTTCTGAGCGTTTAGATAGCGTATCGGCTACAACAACAGTTAATGGCGTTCAGGTAAATGTAACAGAGATACTAGGTAGTGCTAGTGCTACAGGTGCAATAGGCACACTGGCGATTAGTAATACTGTTACACTTACAGGTGTTCAAGGCACAACTGCCTGTGGTGGTGTAGAAGATAAACCAACAGAGATTCTGGATAGTGTAAGTGCTACAGGCTCTGTAAACACTGTTCAAGTTAATGTTACAGAAATACTTGGCAGTGTAAGTGCAACAGGTTCTATAGGAACGCTAGAGCATAGTAATACAGTTACACTGACAGGCGTACAGGCAACAGGGTTTGTCAATACACTTGAAGAAAAGCCTACTGAGGTATTAAACAGTGTAAGTTCTACAGGTGCTGTTGGAGATAACTTTACATTCTCTAACACACATTCACTTACAGGTGTACAAGGTACAACAACATTAGGAACAATTACAAAGACTGCTGTTGTATTTGATTTCCAAGCTGTAGCAAGTCAATATAGTCGTGCTAGAACAGTTAAAATAGCAAGGGCAGCATAATGTCTACAGCAGCAGAAAGAACAGTTGATATACCATTCGAGAATAGAAAAGTATACATTCCTCGTGGTACAACGCCAGATGACAGAACAGTGCTGGTAAAGTTTGAAAACAGAACAGTGTATATAGAAAGACAAACAACATCTGCTGAACGCACTGTATATGTAACGGAGTTATATTAAATGTCATATCGTTGGCCTGTAAAAGACCCAGATGAAACACTTGACTACAGTGTAGATTGGTCACGTTTTCTTGATACCGCTACTATTAGTTCTGTTGCATGGTTTGTACAAACAGATGATATTGGTAAAACTGCACTTGCATCTGGACAAGATTTAACTACAGCCTCTGGTGGTACAGTTACCGACAGTATTCAAAATGTATCACAATCTAATACAACAACTGTAGCGACTATTAATATAGGAAGCGGTGTAACAAATCGTGAATACATATTTACTTGTCGTATGACTGACAGCACAGGAAGCACTGCTGAACGCACTATCAAGATTGCAATTAGAGAGAAGTAAAACACATGGCATATAACTTTCTAGGTTTAGTGAATGAAGTCAATCGCCGTTTGAACGAAGTTGAACTTACCTCATCTAACTTTGGTACGGCTACTGGTTTTTATGCACACGCTAAAGATGCTGTAAATGCTTCCTTGCGTTATATTAATCAATCAGAATATGAGTGGCCTTTTAATCATGTAGAGCAAGAGGATACACTCACAGCAGGAGTATCTCGCTATCCATTTCCTGCTGATGCAAAAGTATTAGATTTTGATACCTTTAGAATTAAAGAGAATAGCACTCTTGGAAATGCTACAGTAAAGCTATCTACACTTGCTTACGAAGAGTATTTGGAAAAGCATGTAGAACAAGAGTACTCATCGGACACAACTGGTCAAGGTGTTCCAAACAGGGTTGTACATACACCTTCTTTGGAATTTATTATGACACCTTCTCCAGATAAGGCATATGTAGTTGTCTACGAATATTATCGTATTCCAGTTGACCTTGAGCAGTATGATGATGTTCCAGATGTTCCTGAAAGATTTAAGCATGTAATTACAGATGGTGCTATGCACTACGCCTATTTGTTTAGAGGAAATACACAGGACGCTTTGGTAGCAAAAGAAAAGTTTGAGGAAGGCATTAAGCATATGCGTTCCATGATTATTAACCGCTATCATTACGTGCGGTCTTACATGATTCCACAAAATACAGGTGGTGGTGGTAGAATTGGCTACGCTAGACTGCCGTTAGGATAATATAACATGGCAGATAGATGGCAAACCTATCCTGTGGAGTTTCGTGGCGGTCTGGTAACAAATTTAAGCCCTTTGCAACAGGGCGTAAATGCACCGGGGTCAGCACGTATTCTTCGTAACTTTGAACCTTCTGTTGAAGGTGGTTATCGTAGGATTGAAGGTTACGATAAATACGATAGCAACTTGATACCACCATATGGTGCGCCAGTTGTACATGGTTTTGGTCAGACAGGTACGACACTTGTAATTGGTAATATAGATACCACACCAGAAGATGGCGATACTCTTACAATTGCTGGCGTAGCTGGAACATACACAATTGCATCTGCTGGTGTTACATTTGACGGTACAAATAATCGGGCTACACTTACACTCACAACTAGCCTTGATTCAAGTCCAGCAAATGCAGCAAGTGTTACATTTACAAGTACAACATCTAATTATTTAGCATTGGGTGTAGCAAGCTGGGAAGACATTGCGCTTGTAGCTAAAAATGATAATTTATTTTCCACATCAGGTAGTGGTTATACACACCTTAATGTACCGAATTATGGTACACCGCTTGTAGATGGGGGCAGTCAAACAGGTACTAGCCTTGTAGTAGATGGGCTTACAAGTGCGCCTCAAGCGGGTGATGTATTTCAGATTGCTGGCGTAGACCTTGTATACACTGTAACTGCAGATGCAACTGTAGCTTCAGGTAGTGCTACACTAGCAATAGACCCGGCACTTGATAGCAGTCCTGCAGATGATGCCGCACTTACATTTTTATCAACTAGCCGTGATGGTGCTGTAAGAACAAGATTTGCAAAATATAACTTGACAGGCACTGAAAAAGTTGCTATAGTAGATGGAGCAAATGCACCTGCATTATATGATGGTTCAACATTTACAGTATTAAATGATGCACCTGCAGATGTTATTAGTGCTACTCATGTAGTGGAATTTAAGAAAGCAATATTTTTTGCAAAGGGAACTACGCTTACATTTACAGAACCATATACTGATGATTCATTTTCTGTAGCAAATGGTTCTGGTTCAATTAATGTAGGTGGTGTAATTACAGGACTGTTTGTATTTAGACAGCAGTTGATTATATTTACAGAAAGGCACATACAGCAATTACAGGGTAACACTGTAGCTGACTTTACATTGCAACCAATCACTGAAGACATAGGATGTCTTGAAGGTGACACAATACAAGAGATTGGTGGTGACATTATATTCCTTGGTCCTGATGGACTTAGACTGCTGAGTGCTACAGAACGAATTGGTGACTTTGGATTGGCGGCAATATCTAAGCCAATTCAGAAAAACATGACAAACTTTATTGCTGCTAATACATCATATACCAGCACAATAATTCGTGAAAAGTCACAATATAGATTGCTTGGGTATAATAATAATATTACACAGGAAAATGCTCAAGGTATCATTGCTACACAGTTTGCTGAACAGGGTGGTGCTGGTACAGGTTTTGCAGAAACACGTGGTATAAGAGCATATGTAGCTGATAGCAATTACAATGCTACAACTGAAGTAGTTTTCTTTGCCAATGATGATGGTTACTTGTATCAGATGGAGTCAGGCAATAGTTTTGATGGTGCTGATATTCAAACTACATTTGCTACACCTCATCTGCCAATTCAAGACCCACGTGTACGTAAGACATTTTATAAGTTGTTTTTGTATACTGACCCACAAGGAAGTGTCAACTTTGATGTTAGTTTAAAGTTAGACTTTGATGGTCAGGACGTTATACAACCAGCACCAATTAGTTTTGCAAACACTACAGGTGTTGTAGGATTTTACGGTACAGGTACATATGGAACAACTTCATATGGTAATAAGTTGCAAAAACTTTTTGAAGGACAAGTTATAGGTTCTGGGTTTGCTGTTTCATTTCAGTTTACTTCAGAAAATAGTGACCCACCATTCTCACTGGACGCATTAACAGTAGAGTACGGAATACATGATAGACGGTAAAATTTGTAAAAAGTGTAATACGGAAAAATCATTATCAGATTTTCATAAATGTAGTAGAAATAAAAGCGGCGTTCAATCAAAGTGTAAAAATTGTGCGAGTAAACTAGCTAAAGAAAGATATATGGAAAACACAGAAAAAGTTCTTTTGATAAATGCTAGATGGAGAAACAAACACAGAGATAGACATAGAAAAGCACAAAAACAGTGGGAACAAAAGAATCCATCAAGTAAGTATTTTCATACGGCTGTAAGAAGAGCAAGAAAGAAAAATGCTACCCCTGCATGGGCAGATATGGATAGAATAAAATATACATATGCACATTGTCATTGGTTGAATAAGACGTTTGGTCATAATATGCATGTAGACCATATTGTGCCATTAAATGGAAAAAACGTGTGTGGTCTACACGTACATACTAATTTGCAGATTATACCTGCAGAGGAAAATTTAAGGAAGCACAATAAGTTGCTTGTACAGGAGTAAGGTAAATGGGTACTGGTTACACAAGAGCGGACGTAGCTAACAACATAGCTGATGGGAATATTATAAACAGCGCAGATTTGGACAATGAATACGATGCCATTGAAGCGGCGTTTAACTCATCGACAGGTCATACACACGATGGTACTTCAGCAGAAGGTGGACCAATTACAGTTGTTGGTCCTGTACAAGACCTTGTTGTAAGTGCCACCGAAGTTAAGCCAAAGACAACGAATACACTTGACTTGGGTACATCAGCACTGCTCTACAAAGATGCGTACCTGCAAGGCAATATGTATTTCCGTGATACTGCACTTAAAATTGTATCAAGTGCGGATGGTCAGCTTGATATTGACGCAGATGTTGAAGTTGAAATTACCGCACCTACCCTTGACATTGATGCTTCTACCGCTGTAACCATTAATACAACAACTCTTGCTTTGTCAGGCAATATGACCTTCGGCGACAACGACAAAGCCATCTTCGGTGCTGGGTCTGACTTGCAGATTTATCACAATGGAACAGATAGCGTTGTAGATGACCAAGGTACAGGAAAGCTTGTCTTAAAAGGCAACACGGCTGTTGAGATTAGAGGAACAAATGGTGAGGATTTAGCTGGTTTCAATATGAATGGCGCAGTCAATCTTTACTACGACAACGCCGCCAAACTCGCCACCACCGCCACAGGCATTTCAATAACAGGCGATGCAACATTTGCTGATAATGGTAAGGCTATCTTCGGTGCTGGGTCTGACTTACAGATTTATCACGATGGTAGCAATAGCTGGTTAAGAGATACAGGCACAGGCAATCTCTACATTCAAGGTTCTTCTGCTGTTTATATCAGAGGAGAAAACAGCGAGTTTTTAGCGTCATTTGGCGAAAACTCTGCCACAACACTTTATTATGATTCTGCCGCCAAACTCGCCACCACTGCCACTGGCGCGGACATCACCGGAACGCTGGTCACAGACGGCCTCACAGTAGCTGGCAATGTCAGCGTAGACGGCGGCACGATTAAGCTGGATGGTAACTATCCTGTTGGTACATCTAACGTGGCGCTGGGTGATGAAGCGTTAGATAACCTTGATGGAGCATCAGTTAGAAATACAGCAATAGGTCACTACGCATTAACCGCGAATACAACAGGAAACGACAATACAGGAATTGGTAGTGCTGTTTTCATAGCTAATACAACTGGCTCATTTAACACTGCTTTTGGTAGCAATGCACTGCGCTCCAACACCACCGCATCCTACAACACAGCGATTGGATATCAGGCAGGGTATACGAATACGACTGGTGCTTATAACATTGCCATTGGCCCATTTGCTTTATATTCAAACACAACTGG